GTAGTGAATGAGTATGGTGAGAAGGTGGTCTTCATGTTTGAAGAGAAAGATGATGCCGACAGGTACAAAGAACAACTTGAAGCACAAGGAGATCCTGAGATGACAGTGATTACGATCAAGGATAATGTAGCAATTAGTGCTTGCGAAAGAACTGGAACAAGATATACTATTATTAGTAAAGATGATTTAGTTATTCCTCCACCAAAGAATGATAGAATTTAAGCAAATCAAATATAAAAATTTTCTATCTTCAGGAAATTATTATACCACTATTCCACTCAACGCACATAAGGATACATTGATTGTAGGTAACAATGGTTCGGGTAAGAGCACCTTACTTGATGCGTTGACCTTCTCTTTGTTCGGTAAACCCTTCAGAAGAATAACAAAGAGTCAACTTATCAACAGTGTAAATGAGAGAGATGCTAAAGTCGAAATAGAATTTTCCATATCCAATGTAGACTATCATGTTGTACGAGGTATCAAACCTAATATATTTGAAATATACAAGAACGGACAGAAACTCAACGAAGATTCATCTGCAAACGATCAACAAAAGTATTTGGAAGGTCAAATACTGAAACTCAATTACAAGTCTTTCACTCAAATTGTTATACTTGGCAGTGCTTCTTTCGTTCCCTTTATGCAACTTAGTGCTCCGCATCGTAGGGAGGTCATAGAAGACCTGCTAGACATCAAAGTGTTCTCTAGTATGTCTGACATACTCAAGGACAAACTGAAGGTCTGTCGTGACCGTATCAAGGTGCTTGAGTTGAAGAAAGAATCTGTTGCAGATAAAATAGTAATGCAGAAAAGATTTATCAAACAAATAGAGGAGGAAGGTGAGAATGACATCAACAAGAAGAGACAGAAAATTGCTGATTGTGACGAAAAATTTACCGACTATCAAAAACGTGTTGAGACTCTCATCACTGGTGTCAGTGAAAAGGAGAAAGCAATGGCAGAGTATCTTACCGCAGGTGATAATGTAAAAAAGTTAGAAAGATTTAGAGACAAGGTAAATTTCAAAAGACAAGATGCCTGTGGTGAACTAGGGTTTTGGACTAACAATACGGTTTGCCCTCAGTGCACACAGTCCATAGAAGAATCATTTCGCCTAGATAAGATTGGCAAACTCAAAGAAGACATCGACAAATACAGGTCGAACGTATTGGAACTAGAAGAAGCAGTCAACGCTGAAGAGCAGAGATATGCTAAGTTCCTAAGTTTTCAAAACGAGATTACAACCATCAACAATGAGATTTCTCAACACAACATTCACTTATCTACAACAACAAAACTCAAAAAGGATCTTGAAAAAGAAATTCAAAGCATTACCGACAAACTTGAAAATCGAACTGTTGAAAATGACAAGTTAGAAGAATATAAAACTAGACTCAAAGACATACTATCTGAACTAACAGAACTCAAAGATGATCATGAATACTTAGATCAGTCTAAGGCATTGATGAATGATGATGGTGTCAAGAGATCTATCATAAGAAAGTATCTACCACTCATCAATCGTCAGGTCAATGATTACCTACAGAGAATGGATTTCTTTATCAACTTCACACTAGACGAAGACTTTAGTGAGAGTATAAGGACACCCATGCATGAAAGATTCTCCTATGCATCATTCTCTGAGGGTGAGAAGATGAGGATTGACCTTGCACTCCTATTCACATGGAGAGATATTGCAAGACTCAAGAACAGTGTAGTTACTAATCTTTTAATTATGGATGAGGTGTTTGACTCATCACTTGATGGTTTTGGTACAGATGAGTTTCTCAAAATTGTACGGTTTGTTCTACAGGATGCTAACGTATTCATCATCAGTCATAAGAATGAACTGTATGATAAATTCCATCACTCACTAGAGTTTGAGAAAGTAAAAGGTTTCAGCAAACTAAAACATTGACATAATCCCGAAGAAAATGTATACTAAATAACATTACAACGGGATCGAAAGATCGTGCCCCTGCGTACCACTACTCCATGTCGGGAGTGGTGTCATCCGCAGGGTAAAAGTATTCTGCGAGAGACATAAGAAATTCAAATGATTAAATCAACAATCGCAGCACTCGCTGCATCAACTTCACTCGTATCGGGAGCCGCTATTGCTGGTCCTTATGTGAACTTAGAAGTAAATTCCTCATACACAGGTACAGACTACACTTCATCTGCAACTGAACTAGCAGTTGGTTGGGAAGGTTCTAACTGGTTCGTACAAGGTGGTGGTCTTGTAACACAACCTGATGGTGGAGAGTCAACAACTGACTTCATTGGTAAAGTTGGTGGAGACGTAGCATTCACTGATGCTGTAGGAATCTACGGTGAGTTCTCAGTTCAGACAAAAGAGACAACTGATAACTTATACGGTGTGAAGTTAGGAACAAAATATACATTCTAACAATAACGTAGTATAATAAGGAGGTCTAACGACCTCCTTTTTTTATGGTAAAACTCGTAGTACCAATGTTATTAGGTTGTATTGTCCTAATAGAAGGTGTACATATGACTGCACATGTGATGAAGAATGATGTGCATGGGTGGGTGCAACAACATTGTAATAAATAGTAACACTTCTGTAAAAAATATGTCAGATATTGCTAACATGTTCGTGATGGTTATGATGATAATTTTTCTTACCACGGTACCTGCTGCTATAGTCATATCCTTGTATCTCAAGGTCACAACACCGATTGATAAGCGTAAGTGATCAGTGTCATAAGCATAACAAATGTAAATATATCTTTACAAAACTTTATATTTCCTATATAATAATGTAACAAAAGTACATAATCAATGACCGTAACTACTGAATCAGGTGGAAGACAAAATGCTTTCCCAAATGAAACACGTCCTTACATAGACGAGTCCGTATCCTATGATGGATATCCACAAAATGCAGAGAAAGTAAATGGTCGTTGGGCAATGATTGGTTTCGTTGCTTTGATTGGTGCTTATGCTACAACAGGACAAATCATTCCTGGTATCTTCTAATGGATTTTCATCATTCATATTGGAGATACGCTGAGAAAGTAAATGGTAGACTAGCGATGCTAGGTCTCATCATCGCCACAGTAAACTACGGTTTATTTGGTACAATTATTCCCCCATTATTTTAGGTACAAAAAATGACACCAGAAGCAGAAAGATTCAACGGATGGGCAGCAATGCTTGGTTTCGTAGCAGCAGTAGGAGCATACGCAACTACAGGTAACATCATACCTGGCATTTTCTAATGAAAAAAGAAATAGAAAAAGAAAAGGTAGTTGCTGAGAAAATCAATGGCAGACTTGCCATGATCGGCATTATCGCAGGTATCGGAGCATACCTTACTACAGGACAACTAATTCCTGGTTTCGTGTAAGTATGACTGGTTTAGAACCAAGTACTATCACACCCTTTCAGGCAATCCTATGGTGTTTCTACCCCATAGGTGCCTTAGTTTTTTTAGAACTATTTTTCCGTGCCACCAACAACGACGACGATGATGACGACGAAGGTGGTGGTGTAATGACCCCAGTATATCAAGGAGCGTAATGCAACATCTTTTATTCACATCAGTAATTGCAATCTACATAATGTCAGGTGTAGGTAACATTGCTTTCGCATGAAGGTATTTTCTAATCCCTACTACCCACTCATAGAGTTTGGATTCTTTGTTGTAGTTGGTACAGCAGCAGGGATGGCAGGTATTATCTAATGAGCGATCTTATGTCACAATCTTATCATGATGTCATGGAGGTGTATAAACACCCACCATCAATCAAATATATTCCAAGAATATTTGGATGGTTGACTGTCTTTATATTATTACTTGGTGTGTCTACTACAGCGTATGCAGATGTGCCAGTATTATATGTACAGGTTCCACAATGGACTGATGACTGGGCAGTATGTGCAGTAGACATACCTGATGCTCAATGTCATTGGTATGTACAACAGGCAGACAATACCTTTGGAGAAGGTTTTGATTGGGAGAACGCACCATGGTTTGATGTCAACGGATTGAATGACGTGCCAGCTATACAAGCATCAACAGCAGTGGAGAGATTGCAAAAAAACAGATAGCATGCTATACTAAGTTCACTTACATCATGTATAGTGAAACTCAAAGAAAGAAGTATGAAACTGTCTGACAAAACACTGAAAATCCTTCAGAACTTTACGACTATCAATCAGTCACTAGCGTTCAAAGAAGGTAAGAAATTACGAACAATATCTGTCATGAAGAATGTATTGGCAGAAGCAGAGATAGAAGAATATATTCCAAAAGACTTTGCCATCTATGATCTACCACAGTTTTTGAATACTGTATCTCTTTGCAGTTCTCCAGATATAGATGTGTCAACAAATAATTCGTTTGCACATATCAAGGAAGGAACAGCGAACAGATCCAAATACTTTTTCTCAGACCCTAGTGTGATTGTTGCACCACCAGAGAAAGAGATGGCACTGCCTAGTGAAGATGTGCAATTCATTCTTGGCGAAGAACAACTAACAAAGATACTCAAGTCATCATCTATACTTGGACTACCAGACCTATCAGTTGTAGGTGAGGCAGGTGTAGTCAAACTTGTTGTGAGTGATCGTAAGAACGATACCTCTAATGATTTTGCTGTGATTGTAGGTAAAACAGACAAGACATTCTCATTCAACTTCAAGATTGAGAACATCAAACTTATCACAGGAACATATCAGGTCTCTATCTCTTGCAAAAACTTAGCGAAGTTCTATAATACAGATTATAAACTAACATACTTTATAGCATTAGAACCTGACTCAACATACTCATGAATCATTACGGACTTGAAGTTACCTTCTGGGTAGTATTTTCACTATCCCTAATCTACCTTTACGATAAAAGTAAGTCATGAAAGAATTTGATTATGATCTCAATTACAAAAAACTTGATTTTACAGACGAGGAAACTCGTAAACTTTATCGTATTGGAAGGGGAGAGCAAGGAGTTCTATTGGTTCGCCCTTATACTAACGATATATGTGCTCATTGGAGATTTGTAAATGAGTCTGTTGCTCGCAAATCTGCTGATAAGATTTACTCCATGTATGTTGATTATAAAGACGAACAAGACTTCATTGGAATGGACATGGCGAGAAAATTTCTTGAGATGGGATTTACTCGCTCCCGTAGGTATGCAAATCATCCTAGTGGAAAAAAATACGCTGAAGATGGTTCCGTTAGACCCCAATCGCCAGATGCACTACACTGTGAAAAAGCAAGGTCTGCTAGAGTGTTTAAAGAAATGAGAGATAGAGTGGCAAAAGATGAAACATATGTGATAATGAGAAAACAGTGGAGGTCAAATGAGTGACTTTATATGGGTCGAGAAGTATAGACCCAAGACAATTGACGACTGCATACTCCCTGATGGTATCAAGAATACCTTCAAGGAGTTTGTCAATGAGGGTGAGATACCTAACTTGTTGCTTGCAGGTCCGCCTGGTATTGGAAAAACCACAGTGGCAAAAGCATTGTGTGAACAATTAGGATGTGATTACTATGTTATCAACGGTTCTGACGAAGGTAGGTTCTTGGATACGGTTCGTAATCAAGCGAAGAACTTTGCGTCAACGGTCTCTCTTACGTCTGGTGCAAATCACAAAGTCATTATCATCGACGAAGCAGACAATACCACTTCCGATGTACAACTCCTTCTTAGAGCGAACATTGAGACCTTCTACAAAAACTGTAGATTTATATTCACTTGCAATTACAAAAATAAAATCATCGAACCACTCCATAGCAGGTGCTCTGTTGTGGACTTTAGTATTGGTAGACAGGATAAACCATCTATCGCAGCACAATTCTTCACAAGAATAAATCAGATATTAGAAGAGGAGAATGTAGAGAGTGATAAGAGAGTTATAGCAGAACTGATAAACAAATATTTTCCTGACTGGAGACGTGTCCTCAATGAGTGTCAGAGATACTCTGCAGGTGGTAAGATAGACACAGGCATACTAGCAGTCCTTACTGACTCTAATGTAAAAGAACTTGTTGACTTTCTAAAGAAGAAAGAGTTTCCAAATGTCAGGAAATGGATAGTTCAGAACCTAGATAACGATACTAATGCTATACTTAGAAGTGTATACGACTCAATCTATGAGTCGATGAAACCAAAGTCAATACCTGAGGCAGTGTTGATTATTGCTAAGTACCAATATCAGTCTGCCTTTGTTGCTGATCAAGAGATCAATCTGTTGGCAGCATTGACTGAGATCATGTGTAACTGTGAATTCAAATGAAATGTTTAGTAACTGGTGGATCGGGTTTTATCGGTTCCCACATAGTCGATAGACTATGCCAAAATCCAAACAATGAAGTCGTTGTAATTGACAACGAGTCTGCTGTATCAAATGAAAAATTTTATAACAACCCACTCGCTGAGTATCATTCTTTTGACATCCGTGATATGGATGCTTGCTATCCTCTATTTGAGGGTGTGGATACCGTCTTCCATCTAGCAGCATTCAGTAGAATACAAGTTGCAATGCAGAATCCACAGGCATGCATTGAGACTAATATTCAAGGCACCATCAATATGTTGGAGTGTGCAAGAAAGTGGGGTGTGAGAAGATTTGTCAACTCATCCACATCATCTCTCTATGGTTTGAAAAATGAACCACCATTAGAAGAGACAATGCCAACTGATTGTTTGAATCACTACTCTGCTAGTAAGAGATCAGCAGAGGTCATGTGTCAGATGTACTATAACTTGTATGGTCTTAGGACTGTGACACTTAGATACTTCAATGTATATGGTGATCGTCAACCACTCAAGGGTTTATATGCACCTGTGGTTGGTCTGTTCTTGGAACAGAAGAAGGCAGGTAAACCACTCACCATAGTTGGTGATGGTCTACAACGTAGAGACTTCACTCATGTAGATGATGTTGTCGAAGCGAATATAGATGCCATGATGTGTAACTTCTCTGGTATAGAGATCAACATAGGCACAGGTAAAAACACCTCCGTCATTGAACTTGCTAACATGATTGGAGGAGACATCGAATACATACCAGAAAGACCTGGTGAAGCAAGAGAAACACTTGCATCAGTATACAAAGCAGCAGTTGCTTTGAACTGGTTCCCTCGTAAATCAATTGAGGATTACATTCATGAAGAACTTGAAAACACCCCTGCGTTATCCTGGCGGTAAGAGCAGAGCAATCACAAAGATCAGTGAGTTCTTTCCTGATCTTAGTAAGTATGAACAATTCAGAGAACCATTTCTAGGTGGTGGGTCTGTCTCCTTGTGGGTGACCAAGACCTACCCTGACTTGAAGATATGGGTAAATGATTTGTATGAACCATTATATAATTTTTGGGTGCAGTTACAGTCAAATGGTTCTGAGATGCAAGATATATTATCTGATATAAAAGGAGAAAATCCTGATCCTGATAAGGCAAAAGAATTATTCATAGAGTGTAAGAATCAAGTGTCAACTGGTGACGATTTAGATCGTGCAGTTGCTTTTTATATTATCAACAAGTGTAGTTTCAGTGGACTAGGAGAGAATAGTTCTTTCTCAGCACAGGCAAGTGATTCTAACTTCTCTATGAATGGTATAGAGAAACTATCAGGTTATCAAAATATAATCAAAGATTGGGCGATAACAAACTTATCTTATGAACACATGCTTGATGGTAAGGATGCTTTTATATACCTTGACCCACCCTATGAGATAGGATCTAACCTTTATGGTAAGAAGGGTGGCATGCAGAAATACTTTCATCATACTAGATTCTCTGAAGCATGTTGTAATTCAAATCATAACATGCTTGTCAGTTATAACTCATCTAATCTAAATAAAAGAAGATTCGCTGATTGGAATGCAGCAGAGTACGATCACACATACACAATGCGATCTACTGGCGATTACATCAAAGAACAAAAGAAAAGAAAGGAACTTGTACTGACAAACTATGAAAACATTTCAACAATTCATTGATGATATACCTGAGTTAGATGAGAGTAGTATGTCTCGTATCAAGTCACAGTCTGATAAGGGTGGCACTGCTGTGATGTCAGCATCAAGAGGTAACTTGTCTAAGAAAGAGAATAGAGCAAGGGCAAAAAAACTTGATAGAGATATACGTGGTAAGTTTGGAAAGGGTGCAACTAAAGTGACTGGAAAGTATGATGAAAAAGATGAGAAGACTGGTGAGACTAAAAGAGTCAAGGAAAGAAGTCATGTGATACAGTCTGGTAAAATGGGTAAGAGAAAGTTCAAGAAGGCAGTCAAATCTCTAGGTAAAAAATATGGTCAGGACTCTGTGATAACACAGCAAAAAGGATCAAAAGATGCTACACTAAAGAGAACCAGAAAAGGTGGGTTACCCAAGAGAAATATCAAACTTGGAAAGATGAGACCTGGTAGATCTGGTGAAAACGAAACCCAGAAGAAAGGCAAAACCTTTACCTATGACACAAAGTAAACCTTATGATGACAGTAACTGGAAGGAAGACTACCTCAGTTACAAACATGTCACTAAAAGACAGCGAGAACTACTAGAGAACGGAGCAAAGAGTCTGTCTCAATCATGGTTACTAGGTGCAATGTATAATGAATGGAAGCGAATGAAAGGATACCACAAGTTTGATCCAAAAGAAAATGAGGGTCAGTTTCAATCTTCTCTCAGTGACTTCCTAAAAGACCATGGATAAAGTAGAAGACCTATACGATGACATGGAACGTCTCAACATGTTGTATGAAGAGATGTGTTGGGATCCAAATGTGAGACTTGACTTTAGAGCAGATTATGAAAACAACAGAATCATTATCAAACCAAGACCTGAAAGATTGGATTCTGGGTTATCTTAGTAAACCGAATGTTGTTTTCAATGGTTTGCCACCATGTCCTTATGCTAAGAAGGCATGGTTAGATGGTAATGTAGAGATAAAAAAGTTTGTAAATTACGATCAACTGAGAGAGACTATAAAAAATATTGTTGGATCTCAAGTAAAAATATTCTACTATGAATATCCACTAACACCTGATGCCGACAAGTTGAAGAGTGTTGTAACATGGTTGTCAAAGGAATATCCTGACTACATCTTCTATGATGAGCACCCAGATACGATAGAGATGGTAGGTGGAGAAATAATCAATAGTGGTGTGACTGCTATAATAGTGCAAGATAGAAAAGATTTGTTAGAAAAGAGAGCAGAGTTACAGAAAACAGGGTATTATGATAAGTGGACACCTGAGATGAAGGAGAGGATCTTTGACCGTTGAACTGAAAGATTGGTTGAATTCTATCAACAGCAACAAGAAGAATTTGGTAGAGGAAGATCCAGATTGTATCAAGCAATACTCACCGTACATCATCAATAGGTGTCTATCAGGTCACCTTGACTGTATCATGTATGTGAACGAGATGAACATGCACATAGACCTTGATAAGCAGTTGCAATATGACTTTTATCTAAATACTCTCAGATCTAAGAAAAGGTTTGCACCTTGGATTAGGAAAGAAGAGTTGAAGAACCTTGAGTCTATCAAGAAATACTATGGTTATAGTAATGAGAAGGCGAAACAAGTACTCCCACTTCTAACCAAAGAACAGATTACATTTATTCAAAATAAACTTGAGGTTGGTGGATTGAAATGAACATTATGGAACCTGAGTATCAGTGGTCACCTGATAAAATGGTTGAGATATTATTATCTGAACCAGATGATTTTCTGAAAGTCAGAGAAACTCTCACAAGAATTGGAGTAGCATCCAGAAAAGAAAAAAAGTTATATCAATCTTGTCACATACTACACAAGCAGGGTAAGTATTATATCGTGCACTTCAAGGAGTTATTTGCACTTGATGGAAAAAGAGCTAATTTGAGTGTGAATGATGTGCAAAGAAGAAATAGAATAATACAATTGCTTAGTGACTGGGGATTAGTCAACACAGTCATAGATGAAGCACTTGACATAGCACCACTAAATCAAATCAAAGTTATATCATATAAAGAAAAAAGTAATTGGATATTAGAAACAAAATATAATATCGGAAAAAAGAAGACCGAACCTCAATAACCGAACCAACATAAAATGTGATCGTGTATAATTAGTAGTGTCGCCTTCGGGGACATTACAACTAGACGCTTTAGGAGGTCACTATGTTTGGCACAGATGGCAGTATCACTTTGTCTACTGCAGACACATTCGATTATCTTAATAAGATAAGACGAAACATGATTGGTTTTGATGACTGGTCACAACAGTTTGATACACCAATACAAAACTACCCACCTTATAATACGATAAAGTTATCGAATCATGAGTATAGGGTCGAGGTAGCAGCAGCAGGATTCAAGAAAGAGAATCTAAAAGTCTATACACAAGAAGGACAACTTGTGATAGAGGGCAAGAAGGACGATGGTGTGGAGCATGAGTACATGCATCGTGGACTAGCACAAAGAGCATTCACTCGTGCATGGTCACTACCAGAAGAACTTGTTGTCAAGAGTGTGAAATTTGAAGATGGTCTATTACTCATAGACATCGAGAAGGTTATACCAAAAGCACAGCAGCGAAAAGATTGGCTCTAAATACATACATGTATTCAAGAGTCCGAAGACACATCAAACCCAAAGACCTTAGAGAGTCACTGACTCTTAGGTTCACAGAAATCCTCAATCCAACCTTTTGGATTGGGGATTCTCTCAAGCCTGAGGTAAATGAGGCATTGATGAATTTTGCAGAAGCATTCGCTGCTTATGTTGATCTAGATGAGAGAGCAATCGTGGATGTTCTTTTACTTGGTGGTAACGCAGGGTATAATTACACACAATACTCTGATCTGGATGTACATATCGTTGTAGATCCAAAGTTTATACCTGATTGTAACCCAGATCTACTTGATCAATACTACATGGACAAGAAAACTCTGTGGGAATTGACTCACAACGTCACGATCTATGGTGTCAAAGCAGAACCATACATTGAAAGACCTAAGGTTACACGTAAGAAGAGTCAAGGTGTGTATAGTCTTATGAAGAAGACATGGATACAAGAACCTGAAAGAGTAGAGGGTGATGTTGAGGAGAAGGAGATAGAGAAGAAAGTAAACAACTTCAAAACAAGAATAGATGCATTCATCAAGAATGAAAATGCAGAAGGATTGAGAGAACTGGTCAAGAAACTAAGAGATAGTAGGTCAGTCTCATTACAGAAGTATGGAGAGTATGGTTTCGAGAACATGGTGTTCAAGGAGTTACGGAACCAAGGTTATATTGACAAAGTACGTACAGTTGTGGTAAACTTAAAATCAAAGAGTCTTTCATTATGATAAAAATTATATTATTTAAGAACAACCTAGTTCTTATCACTAGGTTAGAGGAGGTTGGATCTGAGATGGGAGAACCTGATTGTAAACTTATCGATCCATTTGAATTGAAGGGTGAGTTTCTTGAGTCTTGGCCTTCATTTACAACACAACGTGAAATGATGGTACACTCAGATAGTTTCTTGACTATCATAGAACCAGACAAGGCACAACTTGATAAGTATCAGGCTTTGACTGCAACTAATGTCACAGAAAAATCTTAGAATTTTATGGTTATATCCTAATCAACATATGAGAGTAACACCACCAGGTGGTGTTGCAATCATTACTGCATGTTTGAAAAGAGCAGGTTATAGTAACATAGAATTATTTGATGCCACATGGTATCCAGCAGATCAAGAAGAATTTTCAAGACCAGATAGAGATAAGGAAAGAGCGAAAAGACAAATGTTCCCAGAATACAAATGGGAGAGAGATGATATCGATCCTGATTTTTTTACTTTGGAAAATGAAAATATGTATGTTGCTTGGAGAGAGAAAGTAATAGATTACAAACCAGATGTCATCATATCATCAATTGTAGAGGACACATATTACATATGGCGTAAATTTATGGATCAGATTACTGATCAAAAATTTATTAGCGTTGTTGGTGGTGTCTTTATAACATACAATCCAGAAGAATTTGTGGGCAAGGCAGATTATATTTGTAGAGGTGAGGGTGATGAAGTAATACCAGAGTTGATGGACTTGATTAGTGAGGGTAAAGACGGTCATCATTTATCAAACATATATCCAAATAAAATGAGACCTGCATTGAATGTCAATACTCTTCCACCTACAGATCATGAGATATTTGATGAGAGATCATTGTACAGACCTTTTCAAGGTAAGATAATCAAGATCGCTACAGTCGAAACTCAACGTGGATGTCCTTTCAAATGTAAATTTTGTAACTCTCCATCAAATGCAGTGACATACAAAGAGGAAACTGATAGTTTGTTTTTTAGACACAGAACTGTTGAGCATATAGAAATGGAAATTCAACACCTTATAAAGACTATTGATGTAGAATTTTTATGGATTGTAACAGATACATTACTCACAACGTCAAAGAAAAAATTTGATGAGTTTTGTGACATGTACTCCAAATATAAGATACCTTTTTTTGCTCAAACAAGACCAGAATTGTTGTCACCTCATCAAGCAAAAAGATTACTTGAAATTGGGTGTCAAAAATTGAACATGGGTGTGGAGCATGGAGATCCACAGTTTCGTAAAGATATCATAGGTAGAGTATACGATAATCAAAAAGCAATTGATGCTTTTAGAATCGCCAAAGAAGCAGGTTTATCCACCACATGCAACTTTATAATTGGTTATCCCTATGAAACTATGGAAAATTGTATGAAGTCTGTTGAATTAGCAGCACAACTAAGATGTGATGATACAAACGCTTTTATATTCACTCCCTACCATGGCACACCCATGAGAGATATGTGTGTGGACGCAGGTTTTATTGATAAAGATCTTATCGTTGATATGAGAAGCGATGATCAAGGCACATATCTAGATATGCCAGAACCCTACATGAGTAAAAAAGATATACAATACATGTTCAATAATTTTGTAAGGTTGTTTAGAGAACAACAACGTGCTAATATGTCCTCATGAGATATTATACAAATGTCCAGATGGTCGGGAATGATTTTCTCGTCCGTGGATATGAAGGTGGCAAAAGTTTTACATCAAGGGAGTCATTCCAACCCACGATGTTCGTTCCTAGTAAGAAAAAAACAAAATACAGGACACTAGATGGTAAGTATGTGCAGAGCATACAACCTGGCACTGTCAGAGAGACCAGAGAATTTATTAGAAGTCATGAGAATGTAGATAACTTTGAGATATATGGCAACAACAGGTACATATATCAGTATATTTCTGACAGATACCCAGAGAATGAGATAAAATTTGACCTCAAGAAGATGAATCTTGTGACCATTGACATTGAGGTCAAGTCAGAGAATGGATTTCCCACTGTAGAGAAGTGTGATGAGGAGATGTTGCTCATCTCACTACAAGATTACAACACTAAACGTATTCTGACGTTTGGTGTAGGTCCTTATAGGACACAGGACAAGATGGTCAAGTATGTGCAGTGTAATGATGAGTATGATATGCTCACACACTTCATAAACTATTGGTCTAAGACACCTCCAGAGGTAGTCACAGGGTGGAACTGTCAATTATATGACATACCATACCTTGCTAAGAGAATTACAAGAGTGTTGGGTGACAAAGCATGTAAGAAACTGTCACCATGGGGACTGGTAACACATGAAGAGATCTACATGGCAGGTCGTCCACATCTCATGTATGACATCGGAGGTGTAACTGTCCTTGATTACATGGATTTGTACAAAAAATTCACCTACAAGGCACAAGAATCATACAGACTCGACTATATTGGTGAGGTAGAACTAGGACAGAAGAAACTAGACCACTCTGAACACGATACATTCAAAGAATTTTACACAAAAGCATGGAATAAGTTTGTAGATTACAACATCCAAGACGTTAGAATCGTTGACGGACTGGAAGAGAAGATGAAACTGATAGAACTTGCTATCACCATGGCATTTGACGCAAAGGTAAACTTTACAGATGTGTTTTATCAGGTTAGAATGTGGGACATGATCATTTACAATGATCTGAAAAAGAAAGGTATTGTAATACCACCCAAGAAAGAGCATGACAAAAGCGAAAAGTATGCAGGTGCCTATGTCAAGGAACCTATACCTGGTATGTACGACTGGGTTGTTTCTTTTGACCTCAACAGTCTGTATCCTCACCTTATTATGCAGTACAATATATCTCCAGAGACTGTTCTAGACGAGAGATTCCCGTCTGTTTCTGTTGATAAACTGTTGAATGAGGAGGTAGATCTATCAGGTCTCAAGGACGTTACTGTCTGTCCCAATGGTGCCATGTTTACTACAAAGAAACGTGGTTTCCTACCCAAATTGATGGAGAAAATTTACAATGAACGTGTCATCTTCAAGAAGAAAATGCTTGAGGCGAAAAAGGAGTATGAAAAGACCCCTACAAAGCGTCTCGAAAAAGAAATCGCAAGGTGTAACAACATCCAGATGGCGAAAAAGATTCAACTTAATAGTGCCTATGGTGCTATCGGCAACAACTATTTTCGTTATTATATGCTTGCGAATGCTGAAGCGATTACTCTCGGAGGTCAGTTCAGCATTCGGTGGATCGAGCGTAAAATCAATCAATACATGAACAAAGTACTAAAAACGGAGGAAAAAGACTATGTTATTGCCAGTGATACTGATTCTATTTACCTGCATATGGGTGATTTGGTCAGTAGGGTATACGAAGGTAGAGAAAAGACTACTGAGGGGATTGTTTCGTTCATTGATAAGGTGTGTCAGGTGGAACTTGAGAAGTATATTTCGAGTTCTTATGAAGCGTTGGCCTCGTACGTAAACGCATACGAACAGAAGATGTTCATGAAGCGAGAAACTATCGCTGAACGTGGTATATGGACAGCAAAGAAAAGATATATGCTCAACGCATGGGATATAGAAGGAGTTAGATTTACAGAACCAAAGTTGAAGATGATGGGCATCGAAGCAGTCAAGTCATCTACCCCTGCACCATGTCGTAAGATGATCAAGGATGCTATCAGCATCATTATGAATGAATCAGAAGATAACGTGCAAAAATATATCAAGAAAATGAGGACAGATTTTCGTAAAATGAACCCTGCTGACATAGCATTCCCTAGAACTTGTAACAATGTTGCAAAGTATAGGAGTCACTTGACTATCTACCAGAAAGGAACACCAATACATGTCAGAGGATCACTTTTATTCAATCATTATTTGAAGGAGAGAAATTTGTTGGGTAAATATAATGTAATCAACAACGGTGAGAAAATTAGATTCTGTTATCTAAAAACTCCGAACCCGATACGAGAGAATGTTATATCATTCATCAACGATTTTCCTGTAGAACTAGGTCTAGCACCATATATTGATTACGATTTACAGTTTGATAAGTCATTTATCGAACCACTAAAGGCGATACTGGATGCTATTGGTTGGTCAGTTGAAAAAACTGCAACCCTAGACTCTTTCTTTGTTTGATGCTATAATGTACACATCACCACTACCAAAATGGATTTACCTATCAACGATGATGAACTTGCTTTAATTGTAAGGTCATTGAAGAAACATTTGAATTATCATAATGTTCGCCCTTTATGTGAAAAATTGAAACTTGTGAAGGAAGTTAGGGATGAATATCCTGACGGACCTTACAAAAAAATACTTAGAGAACAATACGGGATGGTAATCTAATGAGAGAACAACTAATCAGAGCACTTCTAGCACATGCACAAGGAGATATCCAAAAGCATGTAGCAAATGTAGAAGTTTACCTCACTAACCCTGCAGGTATTGGTGAGCACTCTAATATTGTGGAAGCTATAGAACAAGAACTTGATATGATCGCAAAGTATCAAGATCAGATTGATATTATAAACAAATACTTCAAGAAGTAATGTTTTTTGATAAGATTAGTCTGGTAACAGGTGGATTTGACCCCATACACAGTGGTCACATACAATATTTTGCGAGAGCAAAAGACCTATCAAACTACTTGGTGGTAGGTCTCAATGGTGACCCATGGTTGAAACGAAAGAAAGGACAATACTTTCAATCGTGGACGGAACGTGCAGATATCATACGTCATCTAGACATGGTTGACGCTGTGATATCATGGGATGATGCAGATGACTCTGCCTGTGGTGCAATAGACAAGTGTCTTGACATCGCAGAGCAGGTCATCTTTTGTAATGGTGGTGATCGTGCCAAGGGAAACACACCAGAACTTGACAAATTCGTCAACAATGATAGAGTAAAGTTTGAGTGGGGTATCGGTGGCACCGACAAAATGAATAGTAGTTCTTGGATACTACATGGTTATTTTGAACGCCAACGTAAATTATTAGGTATTTGATTATGGACTTATTGAACGAAATCGTAAAAGAGATTGGGTCAGACTATGCAAAAATCGCATCCGATAAGGAAGATACTGAGAGATATATCGACACTGGATCGTACATTTTTAATGGACTCGTTAGTGGGTCTATTTTGGGCGGTGTTTCTAGCAATCGCATTACTGCTATTGCTGGTGAAACGTCAACTGGAAAAACTTATTTCTCACTTGCAGTCGTCAAGAATTTTTTGGATAACAATCCTAATGGTTACGTTCTTTATTTCGATACTGAGTCTGCGGTCAATAGAGAACTACTTGAGTCTAGAAGAATTGATACAAAAAGGGTCGGACATATCGAGGTTGTCACTGTAGAAGAGTTTCGTAACAAGGCACTCAAAGCGTTAGACATATATCTGGATAAACCAATAGAAGAAAGAACACCATGCTTGTTTGTGTTAGACTCATTGGGCATGCTTTCTACTGAAAAAGAAATCAAAGATGCACTAGAAGACAAGAACGTCAGAGACATGACGAAATCACAACTTGTCAAGGGTGCATTCCGCATGCTCACACTCAAATTAGGTCAAGCAAATGTCCCACTCATTGTCACAAATCATACATACGATGTCATCGGAGCTTATGTACCAACGAAAGAAATGGGGGGAGGTTCTGGACTCAAGTATGCAGCAAGCACAATCATTTATCTCAGCAAAGCAAAAGAAAAGGATGGCACGGAAGTCATCGGAAATGTTATCACGGCAAAGACTGTCAAATCGAGGTTGAGTAAAGAGAATAAAGCAGTCAAGATACGACTGTTCTTTGATGACCGTGGTCTCGACAAATACTATGGTCTACTTGATCTTGCAGAGAAGTATGACATAGTGAAGAAGGTAGGAAATAGATATGAAATCAAAGGTAAGAAGGTGTATGCTAAAGAAGTATACTCTAACCCAGAAAAATACTTTGATGATGAGATTATGCAAGCACTAGACGAGGCAGCAAAGAAAGAGTTTAGTTATGGTGAGTGAAAGAGTACCGCTAACGATACTCAACAATCTAATTCATGATGAAGAATACACAAGAAAGGTCATTCCATTCATAGAAGAGGATTATTTTGAGGAAAGATCAGACAAGGTTGTCTTTGAAGAGATAGCGACATTTCTCAAGGCATATGATAGTCTACCTACCAAAGAAGTCTTACAGATTGAGGTAGGTAAGAGAACTGATCTTACACAGGATGAGTTTCAGTCTACAGAACAACTTATCAATGCACTAGGAGAGGCACAATACGAGCAAGAATGGGTCTATGATACCACTGAAGCATGGTGTAAAGAGAGAGCAATATACAATGCATTGATGGAGAGCATCAAGATCGCAGATGGACAGGATGATAAGAAAAATAGGGATGCAATTCCTAGTATATTATCTGATGCACTAGCAGTCGGGTTCGACCAACACGTTGGTCATGATTACATAGACGATGCGGAGGATCGTTATGCTTACTACCACAAAATTGAAAACAAAATACCCTTTGACCTTGAATATTTCAACAAGATTACGTCAGGTGGGTTATCTGATAAGACTCTCAATATCGCTCTCGCTGGTACTGGCGTTGGTAAGTCTCTATTCATGTGTCATGTTGCTAGTTCATGTCTTGTACAGGGTAAAAATGTCCTGTATATCACTCTTGAGATGGCAGAGGAAAAGATTGCAGAGAGGATAGATGCAAACTTACTGAACACAAACATCAGAGACATAGCAGAACTACCACAGACTACATTCCATAAGAAAATTGACAAACTTGCTGCAAAAACTACAGGTAAGTTGATTATCAAAGAGTATCCTACTGCTTCTGCACATTGTGGTCATTTCAGAGCATTGTTGCAAGAGTTGAAGTTGAAAAAATCCTTTGTGCCAGATATAATATTTGTAGATTATCTAAACATTTGTGCTTCATCAAGGTATAGAAGTGCAGTAAATGTAAATTCTTACTCATATGTCAAAGCAATCGCAGAAGAACTCAGGGGTCTCGCAGTCGAAGCGTCTGTCCCCATCTGCTCGGCAACGCAGACTACAAGGTCTGGCTTTGCTAGTAGCGACCCTAATCTTACTGACACTTCAGAAAGCTTTGGTCTGCCAGCTACTGCTGATCTCATGTTCGCTCTGGTTAGCACCGAAGATATGGAAGAACTTGATCAAATAATGGTCAAGCAACTCAAGAATAGATACAATGACCCCACTATAAACAAGAGATTTGTTGTAGGTATTGATCGTGCCAAGATGAGATTGTATGACTGTGAACAGTCAGCACAAACTGACATCCTTGACGATACGGGTGGGGTAGAGTATAATAAATCAGAGGAATCTAAAGCTAAATTCGATGACTTCAAATTTTGATAACTACAAACGCTTTGTCAATACTGTTACTAGCATACAATCCAAAGACTCAGACGCTTTTATATACCGTTTACAAGAGCTTGGTGGTGATATTGCTATTCAACGCCTTCTTACTGCTAGTGTTGGGATTAGTGCCGAGTCTGGTGAGTTTATGGAGATCGTCAAAAAAATGATATTCCAAGGCAAACCATGTAACGAGGACAACCTAGAGCACTTGAAGATAGAACTAGGTGATATTATGTGGTACGTAGCACAAGCATGCATGGCACTAGAGGTTGACATGGAGGATGTACTAACCACGAACATCAAGAAACTAGAGAAGAGATATCCTGATGGACACTTTGCAGAATTCTATTCAGAGAACAGAAAAGCAGATGACAGATAATTAT